CACGCATCGTCTGAGCCAGCTTCGTGCGCTCAGGGTCGTTCTCGTTCAGCAACCCAGCAGAGTGCCAAGTGTTAGCCAAGCCATCCAAAGCGTGAACCAGACCAGACGTTGTTGAGACGTGAGTCATTGGGTTCTGGTTGAGGATAGCCGCCAGCACCGTAGAGCCAGAGCGGGGGATGCCAGAGAGGAAGTGGAGTGTTTTGTTCATGTTACCGTAGAGCAATAAAGTGGCTTCCACCACCAGAAATTTTAGACCAAGTGGTTAATGATCCTACTTGATTGGGTGATGACTTATATACGGTGCTACCAAGACCCAGTTGACCTTGACCGTTAGCCCCCCATGTCCAAAAAGTTCCGTCTGTCTTTATTGACAGACAGCCAGTTTCCATACGACCTAATTTTGACCAAGTAGTTAATGCGCCTATTTGAACTGGAGACGAACGATCTGTTATGTCTCCTAAACCCAATTGACCTTGGTCGTTATCCCCCCATGCCCATAGAGTTCCATCCGTTTTAATTCCCGCTGACATAGAATAAGCCACGATCTGCGGCGACCAAGTAGTCAATGCACCTACCTGAACTGGAGACGAACGATAGGTTATATCACCTAATCCTAGTTGCCCAGCGTTATTGCGCCCCCACGACCATAAAGTTCCGTCTGTTTTGTAAGCTAGAGTGTGAGATGCAGCGGTTCCGCCACCAGCAATTTTTGACCACGTAGTTAGTGCCCCAACTTGCTTGGGGCTTGAATAGTATGTAGTGTTTCCAAGACCTAGTTGACCAACGCCATTGCGACCCCACGACCAGAGAGTACCATCAGTTTTAATAGCAAGGCTATTGTAGCCCCCACAAGAAATTGTCAACCAAGTAGTTAACGCACCCACTTGGACGGGAGACGAGCGATTGGTTATGTCTCCTAACCCCAATTGACCATTAGCATTGTTTCCCCAAACCCAGAGTGTGCCGTCAGTTTTAGTTGCCATAACATGAGAATACCCTCCCGCCACATCTAACCAAGCAGTAAGCGCACCTACTTGTTTGGGCGATGAATACGACGTTGTGTTACCTAAACCTAATTGCCCATTGGTGTTACGTCCCCAAGTCCAAAGAGTGCCGTCTGTTTTTGTTGCGTAAGTGTTATATCTACCCCCAGCTATATTAAGCCAATTGGTAAGTGAGCCTACTTGGGCGGGGGATGACCGATTAGTGATGTCGCCTAAGCCTAATTGTCCTCGGAAGTTATACCCGCAAGTTTGCAAAAATAATAGCCCCGTCCAAGTCCCCGCAGCTACAGCGGCATTCACCTGTTGCATTGTCCAGATGCCTGAGTATTGGACTCCTGATATTGTTGTGGTTGATGGCATGATGTTCTTAGTAGAGGAGGGCTAGGGTAGCATTCCCTTTTGTAGATGCTATATTTAACCAAGTAGTTAATGAGCCGACTTGCACAGGAGAACTTCTACGTGTCGTGTCCCCAAGACCTAGCTGGCCCCTGTTACCCTGTCCCCAAGACCACAGAGTCCCATCTGTTTTTATTGCGCCAGAATATTGGCCTCCATTTGAAACCTTAGACCATGTAGTCAACGCTCCAACTTGATTTGGCGATGATTTATCAGCTAAATCTCCAAGACCTAATTGACCCTCATCATTGGAACCCCCCACAGCCCACAGAGTTCCGGCTGTTTTAATAGAAAAACTAAAATAATTTCCAGCGGATACGGTAAGCCAAGCAGTAAGCGCACCTACTTGTTTTGGACTTGAGTAGTAGGTGGTATTGCCCAGACCTAGCTGGCCCGTACTATTCCGCCCCCAAGACCACAGAGTCCCGTCTGTTTTAGTTACCAAAGTATGTTGGTTGCCGCTATTTATATTTAACCAAGTAGTTAATGAGCCGACTTGTTTGGGCGATGAGTAGGCTGTTGTGTTACCTAAACCCAATTGACCGCTAGCATTATTACCCCATGACCACAGAGTGCCGTCTGTTTTTATTGCTACACTAAATGCACTTCCACCAGCAGTTTTGAGCCAATTTGTTAATGCTCCAAGTTGTTTGGGCGATGAGTACCCAGTTGCGTTACCTAGCCCTAAACGTCCGCTACCACCGACACCCCATACCCATAAAGTGCCATTAGTCTTAATAGCAAGTGAATGATCACCCCCACACGAAATAGATAGCCAAGCAGTTAAAGCACCAACTTGTTTAGGAGAAGAATAATAGGTTATATTATCTAGGCCTAGTTGCCCAGAGTTATTTTGACCCCAAGACCACAAAGTACCGTCATTTTTAACAGCAACACGAAAATTGGCTCCGCCCGATATCGATGCCCACGTGTCTAGTGATCCCACTTGTTTAGGGCTTGAGTAGTAGGTGGTATTACCCAGACCTAATTGACCATTGTTGTTTTGTCCCCAGCTATACAAATACGGCTGATACGTAGTCACGCTCGTCTGCGCCCCAAGCGGGTTAAACCCCGGCTTGACGATGCTGCCTAAGTTTTGCTGTCGGATGCTCATTACGCAGCGATGGATTCGTAGCTCAAGGTGTAAGTGATGCCGCTTGACGTGCCAGAGGTCACTACGATGGAGCTATTCTCCATGAGGTAGATGGCAGTCGTTTTGTCTACGGCGATCACAGACGCACTGGCTGGCACTGACACGGTACTAATCACAGGGTAGTTTGTACCCGCACCAGCGGCGGCACTGTTGATGGCTACCGTTGCGTTTACTGCACTTGAGCCATTGACGTTCGCGCACACGATCTGATTGATCTTGTAGACCAGACCAGATGATGCCGCATTGGACAACAGCGTGTTGGCTGTGGTGTTGGCGGGTGTGAGGTAAGTCGTTGTCCCAAGAATGGACGTTACGTTGACTATGTTGGGGTTACTCACAGAATTCTCCTTTACGCATGTTGCGCATATTTGCCGTGATACAAATCACGGGCTTCGGTTGAAACAAGCTCTGCCAATTCTAAGTTGTCAAAGTAACCCAGATTCTTGCGCTTCTTTTGCACATTAACGTATGCAAACCATTTTTGTGCATTTTTGTGCCATGAAACGCCTTTACACCCAGAAGTATTGTTTGAAAACAATTTGCGATTACTGGTATTTTCAAATGAATTGGCGGGGCGCAAATTCTCTATTCTGTTATCAGTTGAGTCCCGATTGATGTGATCCAATTGATCTGGAACCAACCCATAGTGGTACAAATAAATCAGCTTGTGAAGACACCAATGCTCACCACGAATTGTAGTTGCGCCGTACCTGTAGTTACGAGCGCCTGTTGGTTTTGTACCAACTACAGCGCCAGCATGGTTTCCATTACCCATTGTTGAATGGCGACGAATCAACTTACCGTCTTCACGGTAGTCAAACATCTCCTTCACCATTTCTTGGGTAAGCGCCATGATGGTTCCTTAGAGGCCGAAGATCATTGAAAAAGCGATGGCCTGACCTTTGGTGGCTCCGCTTGCTGCTGGAGTTACAAAAGCAAGGTTGCCAGCACCGTCAGTTTTAATAACTTGATTTGCTGTACCGTCAGCCGTAGGGTACTTCAACCCAGCAGGGTTGTTCATAATGCGTGTGACGGTGCCTGATGCATTTTCAGCATACAGTGCCATGTCGGTGTTGGCAATGTTAAAACCAAGCTCTCCAGGGAGCAAGTCAGCTGCTAAAGGTACAGCCGCTCCTGTTGTTGAGCGATAAAGCTGAATTGGGGTGTAGCCGGTTTGTGCCATTAGAAAGTACCTCCAGAGATGCCTGCCCACACGGGAGCACTTGCACCCGCTGATGTTAATACCTGGCCTGCTGTGCCTGCAGCCGTAAACGCAAATGCAGTTCCAGTGCCATATGCAGAGCCACCTGCAGTTGCCGTGGCCGTTGAGTTAGTGCCGCCGTTTGCGATTGGCAATGTGCCTGTGACGCCGGTTGTCAGGGGCAGGCCCGTGGCGTTAGTCAACGTACCGCTGCTCGGTGTGCCCAGTGCGCCACCATTGACTACGAATGCCCCTGCGGTGCCCGTATTGACCCCTAGAGCCGTCACAACGCCAGTTCCAGTAGTCACGGTGCTTGGAGCAACTCCAGCGCCTCCACCGACCATTAAGTCATTTGCCGTCAGCAGCGCTGAGGTTGCCCATGTGCTTGTGCCGCTAAAGTAGGGAATCCCGCCGCTTGTGCCGGCAACAGTCAAGGCCAAAGTGCCACTTGTCGTGATTGGTGAGCCGGCCACCGAAATGATGCCGCCTGTGAACGACTGGGCAACACTAGTAACCGTGCCCGAACCCGCCACCGCCCAACTGCCATCGCCTCGCCAAAAGGTTGACGCCGTTGCGCCGGTGCCGCTATTTAGGTTTGTAACCGGCAGGTTGCCTGTCACGCCCGTGGTCAAAGGTAGGCCGGTTGCATTGGTCAAAGTGCCACTAGAGGGAGTACCTAATGCACCACCATTTACAACAGGCGAGCCCGCAGAACCTACATTGATCGCCAGTGCAGTAGCAACGCCAGTACCCAAGCCTGTGATTGAGCCAACCGCAGGGGTTATCGTCGTGTTTGTTGCACTTGTAATTTGACCCTGCGCGTTAACTGCAATTGCAGGGGCAGTCGTGGCAGAGCCATAGGTGGCCGCAGTTACCCCGGTCACATCAATGCTGATTGTGCCCGTGGAGGTGATTGGGCCGCCTGTGAGCCCTGTGCCGGTTGCAATTGAAGTAACGCCAGAGCCTGATGCGAATGCAGTCCACGCACCGTTGTAG